CAGGAATTTCGCCTGATGAGAGTGTCGGTTGTTTTAACAACTCCTTACACAATGCAGTTCAAACAATATGTTGTCGCGTTCTATGTGCTGAACGTGATGGCATTTGGCAGCGTGTAGAGGATACGAGACCCCCACCCGGTGCAATACCCCAGTACCTTGGTGCTTTGACTGATCAACTGTTGTATCTTTTGCCCTCGACCACCCCGGTACCGTTGGATGAATTTCCATTGAGTTATAAGGGTCGCAAGTTTAAGATCTATACAAGAGCTGTTAAGTCACTGCATATGAAGCCTATTGATGTACACGATTCCGTCATCAAAATGTTTCTTAAGTTGGAAAAGGATATTCGCTCGCTCAAACCGGCACGTATCGCCCGTGCAATTTCATCACCTGATCCTAGGTTCTTGGTTGAAACGGGGCGTTACGTGAAAGTCGCAGAGCATTTGATTTATGAGGGGATAGATAAATTGTATGGTAAACGTGTCGTTGCTAAGGGGTTGAATTTTAGTCAATTCGGCGAACTTTTTGAAGATTGCTGGAATGACTTCGATACACCTTGTTCAATCGACTGTGATGTTGAGAAGATGGACAGATCTACAACAGTTGATATGATGAAATGGACTCATCTTATCACAGGGAGTGTATTTACAGGATACGATCGTGTATTCATAGAAACACTCCTTTCATGGCAGATTGATACTATAGCCAAGGGCAGGGTCGATGATGGTTTCTTTTCTTATTTCATCGAAGGGACATTGAATTCAGGTCAAACGAACACATCACTTGTTGGTGTGTTGATGGTAAGCATGATAATGAAAGCTTACATCAATTCAAAGTCGTATCGTGTGAGATTTGTAGATGCAGGTGATGACTGCACCATCATATGTGCTAGGGTGAATGAGGCGGACTTTAGAGCTGTATTACAACCTTTCTTTTATCAGTTTGGTTTTGTGCTGACGTTGGGGTCGACGAACGATGTATTGGAAGGCATCGAATTTTGTCAAGCACATCCAGTTAAAGTTAATGGGAAGTACCGTATGGTACGTAATAATCGAACAGCAGCGGTCAAGGATGCCGTATGTCCAAAGAAAATAGAG